CAGATGAACGCATACAATTATCAGCAACCCGTTACGCTATTGACCACATCAGAGGCAAGGCCACACAGAAGAGCGTAAGCTTAACGGGTAAGCTCAACATACAATCAGTATTAGACTAATACGACCCCTGTTATAACAGAGGTCAGACTTACGTCGCACAATCTACATTTTGCGACCTTCAGTGTTACGCTACTGACCCCTGTTATATGCCCCCATATAGACACACCCCACATATACACATGACACGCTACGCTAGATGTAGCGTTGTTTGTTTTTAGATTTTATTGCTTGATAGTCAGTTAAACAGTACACGGGGGGAGGGGGAGGGGGTGAGCCCGCCACTGTGATTCGCCCCTGTCATTAGAGAGATATATATGGATGTTTACCCTATTTTCCCTCTTCACACAGTTATTTTTTTACCTACTAATTTTTTCTCCCATATTTTTTTCTTAGCGTAACAACCATATGTACTTTGTTACGCTAAATATGATAAAATTGGCTTAGCGTAACAATAAGGAGCAATATATGTTTAAGAGGAAATTGAAGATAGTACAAATATCAACTGCTGCGGTAGCTAACGCCTGGTACATTGTTGGCCTAGGAAACGATGGCAGGGCCTACGCCTGGGACAAATGGAGAAAAGACTGGGTGATATGCGAAATAGAGAATCAAGCTGCTCCTGTGGCTTCTGAGGGGGTCGAGTAATGGCGGTTCCAGAATTTAAGTTTGATTTCTCTGCTGTACAGGGTATGACCTTTGAAGAGGGCAACGAAACGCTGTTCAGACAGATGGAGAAGCACTACAACGAACATATACAGCCGAAACCTTATATCTTTGGTGCGGACCCTGCGAAGCTAGGTGGCGATAAAAGTGTAGATGTCCACGCCTCACCAAATACAGTGAAAATCTACAGTACAAATATTGTGCGGATGAAGGAGCACGAAATAAAAGAAGGCAAGTCATTAGGCCTGAAGGATGGCAAGGTCTTAACTGGCGTTACAGAAAAAGGTGCAGAGGTTTTTGATTTTCTGAAGGACTATGACGAGCAGGACCAAATCGTAACTGGTGAATCTGCTAAATATGATTTGGGTGGTAAATAATGGCTATCAAGAAAAAGTGCGAAAACTGCAATGAAGAGTTTGCTGCGAAGCGCTCAACTGCCAAGTTCTGCAAATCAAGCTGTCGAGTAGAGGCTGCCCGCAATGCAGGTGTGGACCCTGACACTGGCGAAATTAAGGAACCTACTACTTTGGTGCGTGAACGCCAGCACCCGAATCCTTTCCATCCTTCCAACCGTGACCCTGAGTATGATGGAGAGAAGGCAAAAAAGGCCTTTATTAAAATGGGTATGAGTGAAGTCTCCTGGATTCCTACTGGCATCCCAGAATTTAATGAGCTTACTCAAATACCACGGGGCCGTGTGACCCAAATTCAGGGACCGTATGGCGTTGGCAAAACGACTTTGTGCCTGAATATGATTGCAGGGCTGAAGAATGTGCGAACGCTCTACATAGACACTGAGGCTGCCTTAAACCCTGAGCTATTAGAGCAGTTGCAGATTGACCCTAAGTTTTTTGACCTATACAACGAGTCTGCATTTATGGAAGATATTGCGGAAGTGATTCGCGATGCTGCTAAAGGTGGCAAATACGACCTGATTGTGCTAGATTCTGTGCCAATGACGACCACCAAAACCATTGCAGATAGCGATATTACTGCTAAAAACATCGGCCAGAAAGCTGCAATCCTCCACAAATTGATGTCCTGGATTGCTATGGACTTGAAGCGAACTGATACAGCGATGGTGTTCATCAATCAGGAGCGTGAAGTGATTGGTAGCTATGTGCCGATGAAATATACGCCAGGTGGAACTGCAATTCCGTTCCAGGCGAGCTTAATCATTGCACTAAAAACTATTAAATCGTGGCGTTTCCCAGATAAGCCGAAAGATAAGGTGTACCACGGCCATCAGGTAGAGGCGACAATCATAAAATCAAAAGTAAATCAGCCCTGGCGAGTAGCTAAATTTCCAATCTACTACCCAAACCCAGTGGTGACAGAAGAGGCAGGACCAGTCAATGGCAAAAAAGAAGCCTTCTAGTCGAGCGAACGTCTATATCCCAGAAAATCTACTTCCTTTGGCGCGGAACATCGAGAACTTTTCTGCGTTCGTGCAAATCTGTTTAATGCAAGCGCCTGACATTATGGCTTACGCTATACTACATGATGTAGACCCGTCCAAATATCGACTACCAAGGAATGACCTGAAAGATGTAGTGGACGACTTCAACGAGAAATATCCACTTAATGAATTAACACAAAAAAGGAACGGAACATGGCAAGGCCCCTCTCAGAAGATACCCGAAGCGCTATTGTAAATAAGATTCCTAACTACGCGAAGATGCTAGATGAGGAAGCTGGTGCTGCGGTAATCCGTGTTATTGCGGAAGACTTTTATTTTTACTGTGAGCGAAACTTATACATTGAGGATAAAAATACTTCTGCAATTATTGCGCTAATCGATGTAATCAACTGGCAGCAGAAAGAGTTGGTGCGCGATGTCCTCCAAGATATTGCTGATGGTAAGCCTGTGCGCTACATCATCCTGAAAGCTCGTCAGATGGGTTTGTCTACAATCATCGAGGCCCTTGGTTATTGGTGGACCACTACTCACCGCAACATTCACAGCTTGATTATGACTCACGATTCTGACTCCGCGGAAAGCCTGTACGAGATGTTCAAGCGCTACTTCGACTACTCACACTCACATTTCCAGCCAGACCGAAAATATAACAACAAAAAGCAGTTGGTGTTTGATGTTGACGACAAGATTAAAGAGGAATGGTCTGAGCACGTTAGTGGATGTATGGCACAGGCCACTTGTGGGGTGAGTCATAAAGCTCCTGGGCTTGGTAGCTCGATTAAGACAATGGTTGCGCGGGACGGCAAAGGCCGTTCACTGAAGCATCACTTCCTGCATGGTTCAGAGGTTGCTTTCTGGGAAGCTAAGGCTGATGTGGCCTCTGCTGCGATTCAGACTGTACCGATGGTCAAGAACACCTTTGTATTTTTGGAGAGTACGGCCAACGGAGTCGGTGGCTTTTTCTACGATACCTGGCAAGCTGCAAAGCGTGGCGAATCTAATTTGACTCCTAAATTTTATGCCTGGCACGAACACGGTGAGTATGAGCTTGAAGGCACTTGCAACGATACCTACGATGAAGAAGAGCAGCAATTGCTAGAAATCTTCCTAGAAAAAGGCTACAACCGAGAGCGATGGGACCGTAAAATTTTGTGGCGAAGAGCAAAAAAGCGGGAGTTTATCGATGACCCTAAGAAGTTTTATCAGGAGTACCCGAAAGACGACATGGAAGCCTTCATCGCCTCTGGCCGTCCACGTTTTGATTCTAAGATGCTGATGAACTGGGACGACTACGCTGCTAAGCACAGTGACCATATTTACGGCAATGTTGTTTCTAACCCGAACCCAGACATTGGCCTGGGTGAGCGATATGTGTTTGAAGAAGTTCCGAAAATGATGGAGGGTAATGACCCTACCCCGCTCAAGGTTTGGGAACTTCCGATTAAGGCTAAAACTGGCGCAGAGGGACATCCAGCAGCGAAATACGTTATTGGTGTCGATGTTTCTGAAGGCAAGCTCAACAAGGAGTCTAGGGGCAGGGAAAACGATTATTCTGTTATCGACGTAATGCGGGTTGACACTATGAAGACTGTCGCTAGGTGGAGGGGGCATATCGACCCTGATTTACTTGGTGCGGTCTGTTTCGCTATCGGTACGTTCTACAACACAGCTTTGATTGGCGTGGAGGTGAATAACCATGGCCTTACGACTGTACAAAGTCTGCGAAATAAATCGTATCGTAACTTGTTTATGAGGAAAACTTCGGAAGAAAACAGGTTCCAGGAACGAACTTCAATGATGGGATTCCAGACCAATAAGAAAACAAAAAAGATTATTATCGACAACTTAGCGCAAGCCATCCGAGAAAATGATATAATTGATTTGGACGTAGTGTTCATCCGCGAATGTATGACCTACATCCGCGATGACCAGGGCTTTACAAATGCCCAAGAAGGTCAATTTGATGATACAGTAATGGCTAAGGCGATTGCGCTACACCTGACGGATTATGAATCCATTGATACCACGGAACTAAAAGGTAAAATAAGTAAACCAGTAAAGAGAAACAAAAATGCCACCAGTAAACACTCAAGCCTCGAAACCATCGCCAGACCAAATAGCTCAAGAAGAGCGAATGGCGAGGCAGTCAGCAGAAGACGAGCAGCACGAGCAGCACATAAAGCTAGACGACAATCTCGCTGAAGAACTAACGCTTGAAAAGGCGTTAAAGCTGTTTGAAAGCTCTCGCAAGTATATTGACTCTGGTTACACCAAAGAGTGGGACAAATATTTCAAGGTTTACAAAGGTAAGCGAGTAAATCGAAACTACGAAGGAATCTCTGACCCAGTAATCCGTGAATCTCACACGATTATTGAGACTTTGGTTGCTAACATTGCTTCGGGCTATCCGAAGTTTAGTTTCGTCCGCACCAATGAAGAGCAGGGCAAAGATACAGATGTCATCAATCAGATGATGGATTATTTCATGCTCTGTAACCAGATGGGCCTCAAGAACCAAGAGTGGGTCCGCGATATGCTTATGTATGGTACGGGTATTTTAGGTGTCGAGTGGCGCGATGGTAAACCGTTTATTTTCAATATACCTCTTCGTGACTTTTTCTTTGACCCTACTGCAACTGGAATGACTCAGACTCTCACACCTGCACAATGGTGTGGTTACGAATACCTAGCTGATAAAGACGGCCTGAAACGTGAGCAGATTTTTGAACCTGAGCGTGAGAATAGTGACGGTTCCAAAGGTGCTTGGGTCCCTCGCTACAAGAACCTAGATAATCTAGGCCCACCAGATAAAAAAGGTGGAAAAGATGGTGGTAAAAGCTCTATGGACAAAGCCTTTAAGGATATGTTTAAGAACTCTACTCTTTCTGAGGATGCTACAGAAAACCAAATCCACATTATCAAACTACACCACCTTCCTTCTGGAATGGTTTATGAAATTGGTAACAAAAAAGAGTTCATCTACACTCACAAGACTTGGTGTCAGCGTGAAGAGATGACTCGAATGGAAATCGAGATTATCGAGAACCAAGAGATTGAAATGCCTCGAACGCTCGATAAGATTGAGCCATTCTTGCCGTTTGCTGTTTTGCGTGACTACATTGATTCTTCCCAATTCCTTGGTGCGGGTGAAATGGAGCTATTGCTCGAAGATGCTGAGTTGCTAAATGATTATGAGGCGATGCAGGTTGACAACAATGCTTACCAGAACACTCCGATGTACTGGGTTGACCCACAGTTCTCAGACCTTATACCTGAAATTGAAACTATACCTGGTGCTGTTTACCCAATTCCACGAAACGCAATGGGACCACTTGAACGACCACAGCTTACAGGCGACCTAGATAATAAGCAGGAACGAATCTTGCAACGTATGCGTCGTGCTACGGCAGCGGACGAAGCTGTTCAGGGTGGTTCTACTGGCAATAGCCGTACAACTGCAACTGAGGTTCAAACTCAGCTCAACCAAGCTAACCTACGATTTAGAACTAAAATCAGCAACCTCGAATCAGAGGGCTATGCACAATTGGCGCTCATTATCTTCAAATGTGTGCAAATCTTCACTACTCAGAAAACTGCTGTTCGTATTGTTGGTAAAATGGGTGTGGCTTTCAAAGACTTCGACCCTTGGGAATACAATGGCGAATGGGAAGCTCACGCTCAGCTTGATAACACTATCAAAGGTGCTGAGATGGAAGTTGGCCTTAAAGACCAAGCAGTATTTGAAACACTCGTTAATGACCCAGCCTACAATCAGGTTGAAGTTAAACGATGGTGGGTTCAGAAGAAAGACCCAACTATCACTGATGATATGTACAACGCGTGGCTTGCTCCACCTGCTGAAGTTGACGAAAATGCAAACGACAAAGACTTCCTACAGGTCAACTACAAAGACCTTGAACCACATGGCCGATACCAAGCTCAGAAAGACCTTGGTTGGGAACCAGACCCATCACTACTTGGAGATATGCAAAACCGTATGCTTCGTCAGGCAAATGAAGGTGAGGACTTGCTGGACCCTGCTACAGATGCAGAGAACAACCCTCTACTTGGTGCGGAAGCACTATTCCAAGGTCAAGAACAGGGTTCACCAGGTAATTTGTCACCAGTACCAGCTTAGGTGTATAATGATAAGTAATTAAGTAAGGAGCTTAAAAATGGCAGAATCAGTAAAAAAAGCAAACGCAACTCGTGCTCAGAAGGCTAAGGCCACTCACGAAGCAAAGTCGTCAGAACGTGCAAGCGACCAGGCAACCGTAAAGGCTGCTTATCTCAGTGGCAAAGGTGAGTTAATTCTTGAAGACATTCAGAAGAAAATCAAAACCTGGATGTTGATGAATAACAAAGTCGCGCAGGATGGCGTTGGTTCACGACCAACTGGATTTAAGTTGCAGGATGGTAGCCAGGAAACTGAGCTCATTTATCTAACACCAGAACAGCGAGCAAGCTACCTGGACCAGAGTAAAGGCCAGCAAGCTATTCTCGACTACATCGAGCGACAATTGGTTGTGCCTAATCCTGAAGAGAAGGCCAAGAAAC